TTGCCGAGCTGGGCACGCAGTTGTCAGGCAACAAACCGCCTACCTGACGATGAAAAGGCGTATTGGAATCTGAATACCGTCACTTCTAATGACGGTATTCGTGCAGGGAGCCCACATGCTACCATCGGCAACGAGCCCGGTCTCTACCGCCTGATCTTCTCCAGCACCAAGCCGGAGGCCGAACGCCTAAAGCGCTCTGTCTTTAATAAGGTCTTTCAACCCTGCGCTGCCAGCCGTTTTGCTCCAGCCGCGGTGATCGATCAGGAAATTGTCCGAGAGCAACTCGCCATGGTGCGCGCAGGCGCGGTCTACCAGCGATATCAACAATGGTCTGCTGCAAACAACACACCTTACATCATGAAATCTTCGCTCGGCAAACTCTTGATCGGGCGGGGCTGGTGAAGCATGGTGACAATTGGCACGCTATATGTCGGCGTGCTGCTTAAGCCGTCTGCCGCCGCCGTCATCAGCCAATAATTCGCCGTCAACGGCTACCGAACTACTCGATGGCAGCCGTTTGGTCCTGTTGCGCGCCCGGACCCTTCGGTGGTACAAGGTGGACAGCGCAGCGCCTACCTGCCTTCTGCACCCTTCCGAGGGTCCGGGGCGGACAGCAAGGACAGATAAACCGGTCTTACGGACAGATAGGTTTTTTCCTTCGGACAGGAAGAGCGCAACGTTTTCAAACTGTTATGAACGATGGACAGCTAGGACAGGTAATTGCCGTCCTTTCGTGATGCGCGCTCGCGCGCATTTTTTCAAAGCCGCATTGCCACGGATGATGCGTGTCATGAGAAATTGATGATGGGGTTTGTATTGCGCGCACCATTAAAGGTCGCCACTTACCTGTCCTAGCTGTCCATCCATTGTTTTTATTATGTTTTATCTGTCCATTTACTGATTTTATCTGTCCGTTTTCTACCGGTTATCTGTCCTAGCTGTCCAAAATCTGAAAGTAAGAGGTTAAGCAGTGAAAAAAATCACAGTTGAAGAATTTTTGAACGGGGCTTCCTGAAAGAACTCTGCATAGTCGGATGGGGTCCGGATACTCATATGAGTGTTTCGTCGTCCCCGGATGGCCCCAATCCTGAAACCCTTGAGACCGCCCGTTATCGTGCGCGGTTAGTCAAATTTCAGCCGGATCGCCACAAAAGTCTTGGCTTATCCGAAAACCTCATCTACCACGGTTGTGGTATTCATCTGTCGTGTCGGCCCTTAGGCTCGACGCCCTTCCCCGTAACCCCTTCGCCGACCGGGAAAGTCGAAATAACTGTCTGAAATCTGACAGTTTTGACAGTTCGTCTGACAGTCGCACCGACAGTTTAAGCCGAAATTCACCAACGAAATCAACAAACCCTGACAGTTCGGATAGTTTTTCGACCCTATACGTATAAGGGTTTGGGGAGGTCGGGAGGTTGATGTTGAATTTTCTCTATATGTATGTGTGAAATAACTGTCAAAACTGTCTAACTTATTGTAATATATAAACATAACTGTCAATAAACTGTCAGGTCAACTGTCAAAACTGTCAGAAAGTATTCTCATGAAGAAAATGAGCATTGAAGCCTTTCTGAATTGGGCTTTCACGAAAGAACTGTGCAAAGTCGGATCTGGATCGAATGTCGGTCTGGCTTCAATTCCATCGTCTTGGGGTATGATCGGCTCATATGCCGCGTTAGGCACGATGATTGACCGCAGCCCGAACGGTTATGGCGTCATTCCTGATTTCATTGAGGATGGCCTGCCACATGCGGATGCGGTGCGGGCAGGGGATGCAGTGCGGCGTCTGACTTCAGTCGCTCTCGATATTCCGGAAGGTTGGAACCCGTTCCCGGAATGGGCGGATGATCATGGTCTGGTTGCTGCTGAGGTTGAGCGGGTGCGGGCAGAAGTGATGATCAAGGGCGATAGGCTGGCCGGTCGCCATGTTGCCGCGCTTGTCACCACCTGCGTCCTTCTTAACCGTGGCCCGGACTGGCAGGCCTCAAAACCGCGTGAAACCATGATTGCCGACAAGGATGGCACGCCGCGCTGGTTTTGCCAGAAAACATCGAAGGATGCCTTTGGCCGGTCCTATACCATTGAGACGGACGGCTATAACCGCCGCGCCCGCAAACCGCACCGTGGCGCCTACCATAAATACCAGCTTGCATCGTCCATCCGGGGTGCGATCCTCGACCGGATGGAATGGCAACAATGGCAAGCCGCCCTGTCCATCCTCGCCGCCGACCTGAAAAATGATTTGCTTGCCCATGAAATTCTACCCTTCGAACCGGATCTTGAGCCGTGGGCGAGCGAAGAAAAAATGCAGGAATGTGCGTAGTTCATTGAAAATACATCGAAATAATCGCAATTGCGGTCAATGGACGGCGGCCAAAGTTTGACATAGGTTGAACACACTGAAAAAGGTAAGAAAAACCCGCTGGCGGAAACGCTCGGCGGGTTTTGAGTTTTTGCGAACTCGGTGGGCTTGATAGCCCATCAAGAGAGTATCAATGTTATCATGGCGCATGATGTTGCCAGGCTGAAGGGCTCGGCTTAAGTCTTTTTTATTCGGTGTAGAACACGTCGGCGCTACTCGATCCCTTCAGTAAATTGATACTGTGTGTGCAATCACTTCGATTGACGTAACTTTCACTGCTGCGCGCAATCTCTTCTCCATTTTTCGCGTAGTATATCCAATACCACTGGCCGCGATTGTCCTTTTTTTGCCAGTAGCAAGGGTATGTTACTTCTGCCATTTCGAACTCCTTTAGTTGTAACGCACTGAAGTTTGAGCGCGAAGTTCAGCACGTGCAACGCAAAAGTTGCTATTCACAGCTATTCACAGTCTAGGATCGAATTAATGCTTGGTAATTCAGAAACTTCTTGATTTCTGCCGGAATCAAAATTTTGAAGGTATTCGATGGCTGATTTAACTGTGCGTTGGGGCGATGTTACTGGCCTTAAGCGTCTGGAAAACGCCATGAAGCGCCTTGACGGCCCGCAAAAGCGCATCGTGCTTCAGCGGGCGGTCAATCACACCGGTGATAAGGCGCTAACGCAGGTTAGCCGGACGCTGGCGAAGCAGACAGGCCTGCCCTACGGCGTCATCAAGAAGGCGTTGAAGGTTCGAAAGGCGACGGGAACCGGTATCAGCCGGGAAACTGGCGAGATCGTCTCGTTTACCGATGCCTCGTTCAACTACACGATCACATCTCGGGGCGGCGATATCGCCCTGAAATACTTCAAGGCTCGGGAAACCAAGGCTGGCGTGACCGCTGCCCCGTTCGGTAAGCGCACGCTGTTCGCCGGTGCATTCATGAAAGGCGGGCGTTTCCCTGGCCGAGTGAATGCGCCTTCCCTTCACGGTCACGTCTTCCGCCGGTCGGGAAAAGGTCGCAACCCTATCGAGCTTCAAAACTCTGGTGTGGTCATTCCGGCCGAGATGGTCTCAGGCGCAAGCGCCAAGGTCTTTACCGAGACGGTCGAGACCAGCCTGCCGACGCGTGTCATACATGAGATCGGGTATCTGATCCCCGGTTTCTTTGAATAAAAACAAAGACTTGAAGGTGAAAACGTTGCATTTTTGCATCGATTTCAACCCCAAAAGCCGGGTGTGGCAACCCTGCCACATCCCCCCCCCCGGTCTAGGGACCGTACCCAAGCCCGACAGACCCACGAACAGATTTGTGCCCGGGTTTCGGGCAGTCTCAGAGGTTTGAATGTTGGGTTAACGGGGTTGACGGGGTTAACGGGGGCGGTTGACGGGGTTGACGGCTGAAAGGTGATGGTGATCGATGTCTGATGTGATGTGGTCAATCACCGAAATTGCGGCGCGGGACAGTGTTTCGAAGGCGGCGATTTCCAAGGCGGTCAAGAGGTTGCTGGAAGCCCACCCGGATACGCCTGTTGATCGTGGTCCGCAGGGGCAAGTCATGCGGGTGTCTCTGGCGCACTATGACCATTACCGGGCGCGCTATATCAACCCTGCCAAGGCCACCGCGCCTGTTCGGCCTATTGGGTCAGATGAGGCGGCGGCAGGCGCAGGGCCGCAGGTGCCGCAGGGTGATAGACTGGAGGAGGCTCGCCGACAGAGAGAATGGTTGGCTCTTGGCCGTGAGCGATTGCGGGACCAGGAAGAACGCGGACAACTTGTTCGAAAGGACAAAGTGGATGCTGCGGTTCTTGCCATTGGCGCGGAATTACAGGCGATTCTTCGGCGGCTGCCAAACCGGGCGGACGATATTGCCCTGGCTGTCTCGAAAGAGGGCGTGCATAGCGTGCGGGTCCTGTTGCGGGAAATCGCTTTCGAGATCGGCAACGAGATGGCGGACAAGCTGGAGGCGATTGCCAGCGAAGCGCCGACCGGTGATGCTTTGATCGAGGAAGAGGAAGCGTGACAGTGCATCCTGGTGCGCTGCGCGGTGTTGCGTCCACGTTGGCGACAGCCATCAGGCCGACACCGCCGGTACCCTTTGATCGCTGGTTGACCCAGAATGTCGTGCTGGTGGACGGGCCGAAAAAGGGTGAACTTTGGTCCGCTGCGGATGCGCCTTACCTGGTCGAGATCGCGGAATGTCTTAGCCAGGAGCACCCGTGCAATCTGGTTTCGGTGCGCAAGTCGCAGCAAACAGGCGTGTCCATTCTGGCGTTGTCCTGGATGATGTACATTGCGGAGACCTGCCCTGATAACGCGCTGTATGGCGTTCCGGGCATCGATGCTCTGCAAGACATCAACTCCGGAAAGCTCCAGCCGCTGATTGACGCCTGGCAGAAGAAGACGAAAAAAGAGACGATCTACCCGTCGACCAGCCGTTCCGGGGTTGGATCGACCACGTATGAGAAGAAATTCGCCGGCGGTTCGATCTATCTGGCCAATGCCAATACGGTCATGGATCTGTCGGCCAAGACGGCGCGCTTCGGGGTTAAGGATGAGGTGTCCAAATGGAACCCTCTGCCGAATGGCGCAGACCCGGAAAACCTGTTTTTCGGTCGCTTTACAGCGTTCCGCCGGCAGAAGACCTATAAGATTTTTGAGCTGTCCACGCCGGAGCTGGACAGCGGTGATGCGCTGGGCGAGGGGCCGGGCCATTGCCGTATCGACCGGTCGTTCCGGCGTTCGGACCAGCGATTCTGGCATATCAAATGTCCGGAATGCGGTGTCGAGCAGGTTCAGGAAGATCAGAACTTTCTGATCAACCGGGGCCAGCCGCATAAATCTGTGATGCGGTGCGTGAAATGCAGGCATCATATTTCGGAAATGGAGCGGGTATCGGCGGTGCGGGAAGGGCGGTATATTCCGTCTCTCTCTGGGCCGGATCGTCATCCTGGCTTTCATGTCGATGCCTTCATGTCGTTGATGATGTCCTACGAGGCGATTGCCGAGGACAAGATCAGCTACGAGGCAAAGGGTGAGGCCGGCGCGAAGGACTACCATAATCTGATCCTGGCCAAGCCATATCAGATGAAGGGCAATGCACCGGACCACAAACGGCTGATGGAGCGCCGGGAAGATTACACGCCCGGCGTCATCCCATCTGGCGGACTGCTGTTTGTGGCCGGTGCAGACGTTCAAGGCTACGGCATTTACTGCGAAGGCGTTGCCTTCGGTGAAGATCGGCAGAGCTGGAACGTCTTCGCCGAATTCTTCGAAGGCGCGACGGACAATCCGCAGGCGGGTGCCTGGCTGCTGTTTGAGGAATTCGTTTCGCAGGAATTTCCGGATGCGTTCGGGGTTCTGCGGAAGATCGATGCTCTGGGCGTCGACGCTGGCTGGCGCACCAACCAGGTCATGGAATGGTGCCGTCGCCATCCGAATGCCTATGCCACGAAGGGCCAAGGCGGGCGGGGCCTGCCGGCTATCGGTATGCCGTCGCGCAAGACAGTCACCAAGCGGGGCAAGCGCAAGCGGTTCGGTTCGGCGATGTCCTGGCCGGTCGGCACATGGTCATTGAAGGCAGAGTTTTACGGCAATTTGCACAAGATTGGTCTTGCGGCTGGAGAGGCGCAGGACCCGTCCGGCTATTGCCATTTTCATAAGGAGCTTGGCGAGGAATATTTCCAGCAGATCACGGGGGAATATTTTCATCAGGCTTTGGTGAAGGGCAAGCTGCACGAAGAGTGGAAGAAGCGGCGGGAGCATAACCACTTTCTCGACTGCAGAATCGGCGCGATGGCCATGGCGGAACACCTTGGCCTGTCGAAGATGAGCGCCAGTGAGTGGGCAAGACTGAGGGCCATGCTGGAGCCGGAGATTGTGCCGGATCTTCTGTCCTCGGCCAGCCACAAGCTCTTGCATGAGGATCGGCCAGCAGAGCCGCAGAAAATACCGGTTGCCGCGCCAGCAGCGGCGGTACCGGCGCAGACCAAAGCAGACAAACCGACTGAAAACAGGTGGAAAAAGCGCAAATGACGGAAAAGCCACGGGTGAGGGTGAAGGCGGGTAGCGTGAGTGCGCCCGCAGTGCGCCCAACTGGTGCGCCCCGCAATGGGCGCGCTTCGTCCGCCTATATGCGCGATAGTCAGTCCGGTATCATTGCCTCTCGTCCGGCGTCTTTGCGTGAGCATCGTGACGAGGTTCGGCGCATCTGGTGGCGGGCAGCGGGCCTTGCCATGGACATGTTGCAGAATTCCGGCCGGTTGCGCGGGGCTGCTGACCAGATCCTGGCCGATACCATCGGTGTCGAGCTGCAATTGAACCCGAAGCCTGATCTAACCCGGTTTGGCTATGACACGCTTGAAGCCATCGAGTGGACGCGGCTGGTCAAGGCCGAATGGAAGACATGGAGCTGGAACCCGCGTGAATGCGATTTCCGCGCCAAGCTGACCATTCCGCAGCAGACAGATGTCGGCATGCGAAACTGGCTGGCTTTCGGCGAAAGCACGGGTGTTGTAGCGTATTTGCCGCGCTCACAGCGTCTTCCAGGCTGCCGTACCGGCACGAAAATGCTGATGCTGTCGCCTCAAAAGCTGGTGCAGGATACCAGCGAGATGATGGGTCTCTATCAAGGCATCTTCCATGATGCCTATGGCCGCCCACAGGTCTATCGTTTTAAGGAATGCCGGGACGGTTTGACCTATACGGTGGACTATGCGGCGGCGGATGCGGATGGGCGACAGCTTGTTTTGCATGCATTCGACCCGTTTTCGGCGGAAGACGTGCGTGGCATTTCCGTTCTGGTGCCGACGTTTCGCAAATATCTGATGGCCGAGAACACGGATGACGCGACGGCGCAGATCATGTTCATGCAGACCATCTATTCGGCGGTTCTGAAGAGCGATAAGCCGAGTGCCGAGGCGTTTGAGGCTTTGGAAAGCTTGAAGGATAGTGGTGCTCTTGGTGTCGAGGGCATTGCACAGGATTTCGTTGATTACTTTCGCGCCCAGCTCGACCGGGCCGCAGAATCGGAAATCCGGATGGGTGCCGGAGCTGGTGTGTCGCATCTCGCGCCCGGTGAAGATCTGGAGTTCAAGAACATCACGGCGCCTGGCTCCTATTATAAGGATTTCATGGCGTCGTTGCACCGGGAAACGGCCCGTGCGCTTGGTGTCAGCTATGGCGGGTATACGCTTGACTATACGGCTGCCACCTATGCCTCGACGATGATGGAGAATTCGGCGCTTTGGCCGATTGCCCAGCGTCGGACCCAGCGAATTGCCGCACCGCATGTGCTTGTGCCTTACGGTAGCTGGCTGGATGAGATGATCGAAGAGGGGCGCATTCCCTTCAAGGGTGGTCTCGAAGTCTACCGCGCCAACCGTGATGCGGTGCAATGGGCGCTGTGCAACGGTCCGGCCAAGCCGACAGCCGACGATTTGAAGCGGGCCAAGGCTTCCAGTGAGCGGATCGCGAACGGAACGGGTGACCTGACTGAGGAAATCAGCGAATTGGGCGGCGATGCCGAAGAGCGGTTTGAAAGCCGCCTCTGGTGGCACACTCGCTACAAGGATGCAGGAATGCCATCGCCATTCGAGCGTGGTTTGCCGAGCGATCCAGCCGGCAGCAATGAAACTGGCGCGAGCCAGGAACAGACGGCAGGTGCGTGATGGCGCTGGTGAAGATCAACGGTGTCGAGGTCGATCAGGACGATCCTTGCGCGCTGTTTCAGGCGCTTTATTCGGTGAAATTGAGGGCTTTGGCGGGCGAGCATGTCAGCCAGATGTCGATTCAGTCGCCTGTTACCCGCGACCAGGTGGTGTTTTCATCGGCCAATCTGTCGGCGCTCGACACCGAATTGAACCGGCTTGCCTCCGCCTGCCACGAAAAGACCACCGGACGGCGGCTTAGCCGCCGGTGGACCCTCAAGTATTAGAGGAACGTTATGAGTTTTCGCTATGGCCATATCGCGCAGCGGGTGTTCAACACACCGTTGCTCTACGATCCGCGCAAGGCGGAAGCTTTCTTGCAGGGCATGGGCAGCCGGATCGCCGGTGATACCATCGTCATCGCCAACCCGGCGGGCGCTGCGGATCATGTTGCTTTCGGCAATGGCCGTCCACTGGCGGGTAAGGTCGGGAACCGGCTGGAGCGAGCCTACCAGCGGGCCAATATGTTGCCGTTCGACATGATCGACAACATTGCAATTATTCCGGTCGAGGGCAGCCTTGTCCACAAGGGTGGGTGGGTCGGTTCGGCATCTGGCGAGACCTCCTATCAGGGTTTGCAGGCTCAAGTCGCGGCGGCGCGCAAATACGCGGGCGTCAAAGGCGTGGTGTTCGAATATGACAGCTATGGCGGCGAGGTGAACGGCGGGTTTGAAACCGCTGCTGCCATGCAGGCGCTTTCGCGAGAAAAGCCAACCTTGGCGATCCTGACCGATTTTGCCTATTCGGCGGGGTATCTGCTGGCATCGCAGGCGCGGGGCATCGTCATGCCGGAATTCGGCGGGGCCGGGTCGATTGGCGTGATTATCATGCATGCCGATTATTCGCAGGCCCTTGAACAAGATGGCATCAAGGTCACCATCATCCGTTCCGGCAAGAAAAAGGCGGATGGGAACCCCTACGAACCATTGTCCGCCGATGTTGCCGACCGCTGGCAGGCGCAGGCCGACCAGATGCGCGACAAATTCGCCGAAACCGTCGCCAAGGGCCGCAAGAACCGGATCACTAAGGCGAAGGCGCTGGCGTCTGAAGCCGATGTCTATGATGCAAAACAGGCCCTTTCCATGGGTTTGGTGGATGCCATCGGCGATCCCATCGAGGCGTTCGACGCCTTCGTGAAGGAAGTTAACCGGAGTTGATCCCATGACCAGTTTGATTGCCACGATCCGGGGGATTGTTTCTCCGGGATCGCACCCCCTTGCCCTCGATGAGGGTGAACCGGACGCAAATGCGTCCCTATTCGAAGCGCCTCTGACCCCTGAGGCATCAACCACTGGAGGTGACATGTCTGTAAATCAGACAGTGCCCGGCGCGGCTTCCGCGACCGGAGTAACCGCCGCCGTCGCTGCCGCCGTTCAGGGTGGTGTCGATGGCGCGCAGGCAGCCGTAGACCGGATCAATGCGATCCTGTCGGCAGACGGCATCAAGGGGGACGGCACCCGTATGAGCGCCGCCCTCGAACTGGCCAGCGCGGCCCCCGGGATGACGGCCGATCAGGTCGTGGCATTCGTGACGGGCAATGTTGCCGGTGCCAGCACCGCCGCGCCTGATGCTGCTACGGCGCCAGCGCCAGCCGCCGCTACGGTTAGCCCGCCCGGCGCATCCTATGAGCAGCAGCGCATTGCTGCCGCCAATCTTGCCATGCCCGGCGGCGGACAGCCGGCGGCCAAGGAAACCGTAGGTGCATCCTGGAAGGATGCCATTGCCAAGGCCGGCGTCGGCCGGAAGGGAGCATAACCCATGACCGTCCTGACCGAAAAACTCGGCCCCGGTTCCTGCATCATCCAGGAAGGCGACCACTTTTACAGTCGCGACGTTGTTGTCGTCGCGGCTGGTGTTGGCGTGACATATCCGGCCAATACCGTGCTGGGCAAAATCACCGCTTCTGGCAAGTACGCCATTTACAACCCCGCCAACAATGATGGCAGCCAGACGGTTGCCGCCATCCTCATTTATCCGGTGACCGGCGAGGACGAAGCGACGGTCCTGCGCCGTCATTGCCAAGTCAAGGCGCCAATCCTGAACTGGTTCAGCGGCGCCACCGACAACCAGAAAACCGCTGGGATCACCGCACTTGCGGCTCTCGGCATCATCGCGCGATAAGGAGCAATACCATGGCATCCATGGACATTTTCAGGGACGATGCCTTCAGCATGGTGGAGCTTTCCGCTGCGGTGAAGGAAGTCGAATACGTGCCTCAGTTGCTGGGATCGCTCGGCATTTTCGAGGAAAAGGGCGTATACGTCCGCAAGATTGCCGTCGAGAAAAAAGGCGATACTCTCAGCCTGATCCCGACCTCGCCGGATGGCGCTCCACCGCGCCAGTCCACACCAACAACGGGCAATATCCGTGATTTCCGGTCTGTTCGCCTGGCTGACGGTTTTACGCTCTACGCTTCCGAAGTTGCGGGCTTCCGTGCGTTCGGCACGGAAAGCGAGCTGAAGGTGGTGCAGACCGAATATGCCGAACGCATGGCGGATGTACGGACCAATATGGATCTGACCCACGAATATCATCGCCTCGGCGCATTGCAGGGCAAGCTGCTCGATGCCAATGGCACATCGGTCATTTATGACTATTTCGATGAATTCGACATTGCGGAACCTGCTGCCATCGATCTTGCTCTTGATGTCGATACCACTGACGTTCGTGGCAAATGCCATGAATTGACCCGCAGCATGGCGCGTTCCGCCAAAGGAGCGTTCACGACTGCGACAAGTGTTCACGCTCTCACTGGCGATGAATTCTACGACACTCTGGTGAACCATCCGAAGGTCATCCGGACTTATGAAAACTGGGCTGCGGCTGCCGATCTGCGGCAGAATATTGCGTTCCAGGCTTTCACCTTCGGTGGCGTCACCTGGCACAATTATCGCGGCACGGACGACAATTCGACGGTTGCCATTCCAACTGATGAAGCCAGCATTTTCCCGGTCGGTGCGAGCAATGTCTTCAAAAAGTTCGTCTCGCCTGCTGATGAATTTATGCCCTTCGTCAACACCAAGGGCCAGGATGTCTATGCCATGAACATCCTGGATAAAGACCGCGAGGCCTGGGCGAAGGGTGAGCTTTACTCCTACCCTCTCTACATGTGTGTTCAGCCGCAGGTCCTGCGCCGCGCCACGCTGTAATCTTCCATCCGAGATCGGAAAGGCGGGGTGACCCGCCTTTTCAGTTCTTTGTTTGCCTGGAATTGGAAGGAAAAATCATGGTTTCCTATGCTGTGACGAATAATGGGTTTCGGTCGCAGGCTATCCGCATTCGCGGCGGCCACTGCACCATCCGTCCCAACAGGACCGAGACGTTGACCCCTGATCCGGTGCTTGACGATGAAGACATTGAACGTTTGACTGCGCTCGATCTTGTCTTCGAGCAGGTGCTATCTGCTGATGAGCTGGCCGAGCAAGCTGCTGCCAAGGCGAAGGCCGATGAAGAGGCCGCCGCGAAGGCAAAGGCTGAGCAGGATGCTGCGGACGCCGCCGCTGCCAAGGTGAAAGCTGAGGAAGAGGCTGCCGCCAAGGCCAAAGCAGAGCAGGACGCCGCCGACAAGAAGGCTGCCGAGGATGCTGCTGCCAAGGCAAAGGCCGAACAGGACGCTGCGGACAAAAAGGCGGCTGACGAAGCTGCTGCGAAGAAGGCCGCTGATGAGGCCAAGCAGCTCGATTTGTCCGGCCAGAGCAAGGCTTGATCCATGGATATCGCTGCTGCCCGTGCTGCCTTGCCATCGATGACGCGGGCTCTTCTTGGTGAGCCCGCGACCATCACGCCGATGACGATCAGCAAAATGAAGTCAGGGCGCGACCTGTCGCGCGATTTGCAGACCGGCGTCATGGCGCGGTTCGATTCTGTGCCTGACGATACGGCATTGGGTGGCGGTGATGTGGTGCGCACCCGCGCCACCGTGGGCGCGGCAACCAAGACGGTCAGCTTTGACCGGGCAGCACTTGCCTGGTTGCCCAAACAGGGGGACCGGATCTCGCGTGCCAACGGCGATGTCTTCGAAGTCGTGCGACCCGGCGAGGATGCTGGCGCCGGCGTGATTTTCTGGCTGTCGGAGGTCTAATCATGGGTGTTGTTCGCCAGCTGATCCAGATTGCCGCGACGGAAGCGCTTCTTGGCCGGACCATTGCCGAGGATCGCGTCAAGGACAGCCTGATCATGGCGTTGCCGTTGATCATGGATGATGACCCAAAGCCAATCATCGCCGTTTCTGTCGAGGACAGTCTTAGCCCATCGACTGGCGACGGCTTGTTTCGCACGGATGTCAGCATGACATTGCAGTTGCAGATGGCCGTGGCGAAATCTGTTTCAGTCGCGGTGGAAGATGAAAACGGCGATCCGGGCAGCATGTCCATGCTGGAAATCGGCACCACGGATGCGGCGCTGGAAGCAAGTTTGAACCTGATGGACCGGCAATGGCGGCTGGCGCTTTCCGACCCGGGTAATGAATGGTCTCAGATCCTGCTTGGTCTTATCGGCGGTTTTGGGCGGATCAGCGATGTTCGCATGGTCGATCCGGAAAGCGGGCGAAAGCATGCGGCCCGGATCATCGAAGTCACGCTCGACCCGATTGCCGAGCCATCCCTGAGGCAGGATGTACCAGAGGTGATTGCGACCGGGTTGGCGAAAATGACCGCAACGGACGAATATGCCGATCTGGCGAGGATCTTCTCGGCCTCGCTGGCTGGTGGCGCCGGTCTTGCCAAATGGGAAGAGGTGCAGGCGATGCTGGGCGTCACCAAGCCGGTTCCCGCGCTGATCGGGGTTGGCACGCCGGATGATGGCATTGAAGTTCTGATCAGCGACGTGTCGTTGAACATCGCCGGTGAGATCGAGGTTCCCGGCGCATGAGCGACCAGGTGCTTGTCAACATCATCCTTGAGCTGAAGGCCGAGGTTGCAGGCCTGCGCCGTGCGGTGCAGGGCATGCAGCGTGTCGGCACGGTTCACGCGGTCGACGGCGATAGCCGACGCCTGCGGATGAAACTGGCGGGCGATGCTGGCAACGAATTCCTGACGCCATGGCGCCCATGGTCGGAAGTGGCTGGCGCAGAAAAGAGCTGGCGGCCACCATCCAAGGGCCAGCAAATGATACTGCTGTCGCCGTTTGGCGATATGCGGCAGGGGGTGGCGGTACCATTGACGTTTTCGGATGCCAATGGCGCCCCATCTTCGGGGCTCGATGCGCGCATCCTGTCGTCGTTTGGCTCCGGCCTGATCGGGTTTTCCGACAATGGCGGGGTGACCGAGCTGCATGGAGAGCGGGTCAATCTGGCTGGGACGGATGGCAAGCGGGTGGCGCGGCTGGGTGACCGGGTGCGCGTTGCCAGCGGTTCGTCTGCCGGTTTGTGGCCTATCGTCGAAGCGTCGGACAAGGTTTTTGCTGAATGAGCACGCAATATGGCATGGACCCGACGACCGGAAAGTGGGTTTCCGGCTGGGATAGCGTGGCGGTTGCTATCGGCAAGCTGCTGACGACGCGGTATTTCGAGCGGGTTTTGCGCGAATATGTCGGATCGCCCGTGCCAACCATCCTTGGTCAGACGGCGAATGTGCAGACGATCCTGAAATTCCGCTGGGCCTTGGTGTTGGCTATCGAGCTGTTCGAACCGCGCTTCAAGCCTACCAAAGTCACCATGGACGCGCTGGATCGCAAGGGAAACTCGACCTGGACCATTCGCGGCACCTATCGGCCACGGGCGCATCTTGGCGACCTGACCGAAGCCGGTGAAGTTTCGCTTTCATTCGGTTCTGACGGAACCTCAACGATCATTGCAGGGTAAATCATGGTCGATCTGACGACACTGCCGACCCCGCAGATGCTGCAAAGTATCGACGCGGAGGCGATGATTACCACCATGGCCACGGCCTTTGTTGCATGGGCGCAGGACAATTACGGTGTGGATGTGACCGGCATTGTCTCGCTGGAGGGTGAGCCGATTGCCGTGCAGATCGAGTTTCAGGCCTATCAGCGGGCGGCGCTCTATGCGTCTTTCAACGATGTGCTGAAATCCAACCTGCTGGCCTTTGCCGCTGGCAACGACCTCGATGCTCTTGCCGCCGATCATGGCGTGACCCGTTTGACCGGTGAGACGGACGCGCAGTTGCGGGCGCGGATCGTGCTGGCCGATCAGGGATCGTCCACGGCGGGGCCGGAAGAATGGTATGCCTATCAGGCCCGGTCTGTTTCCGCCGAGGTCGAGGCTGTTGCTGTCTACCGGACGGGCAGCGGCCCCGAAATCGAGGTGGCGATCCTTTCGACGGCGGAAGGCGGCACGCCATCTGCGGCGCTGTTGGCGCAGGTTTCGGCGAAAGTCACGTCCAACGCGGTGCGGTGCGTGAATGATATCGTGTCCGTCGTTTCCGGCGCCAAGACCACGGTCGATGTCGTGGCGGATGTCTGGCTGTTGCCGGATACGCCTCTTGCCGTGTTCGATGGTCTTGAGGCTGGGTTGCGGGCAGCAGCCGATAGCGAAGGGGGATTCGGCTTCGACGTGAACCGGGCCTGGCTGATTGCAAAACTGATGGTGTCCGGTGTGTCCAAGGTGTCGATAACGGCGCCAGTCGCCGATGTGGTGATGGACAGTAATTCGGCGGCGACATTCGGAACGATCACCTTGAACTATAAGGGCCGCTCGAAATGACGGCGGTGCTTGTTCCCAGCAATTCGACGGTGCTGGAAGAGGCGCTGGCGGTTGCCACTGATCCTTATGACTGCACATTGGCTGATATCGAGGCGGTGCGTGGGTTTCGTTATCAGCGCCCGCTGAATGCGACGGTTGCGCCCTATCTGGTGCAGGAATATGGGCTTGGGCCAATTGCTGACTTCTTCACGACGGTCGAGGATCTGATTGATACCGGCCGGGCGTGGCAGAGAATTCGCGGCACGCCGAAAGCCGTTCTCGATGCGCTGCGCTGGATTGCCTATTACGGCGCGCGGCTTGAAGATCAGGTGAAAGGCCGCCGTCGCTGGCATCTTTATCAGATCGCCATGGGTGAATTGCCCGGCGATGACGAGGTGCAGCGGCTGTATAATGCCTGGTATCTTGCGGATCTGTCAGACCCGGCGCGGTCGGAATTCTTCCGCGGCTATTTTGGTTATGACGTTCGCGGACTTGTCTGGAGCCGTCATCGCTGGGGCGGGGCGCTGTGGGGGGATTCGTCGGGCACGCGGATCGATGGAAATCCGGTCAAATGGAGCCATGGCCGCAGCCATGCGGTTGCCATCGAAGAGACATTCTACGAATGGGAATTGTTCGGCTGGAACGATCTGCTTTCCGCGTTCGGGGATGGTGGATGGCCCGGCATTGCGTGGTCGCAGGCGACAATTCCGTGGTCTGCCGCTGGTTCGTCAACAACCATGAAGGCATGGCTGCTGTTGCAACAGACAGCCTTTCTCGCATTTTATTCTGCTGGTGGGGACGTGATCGGCTATGCGCGGGTGATCATGGCGGCGGAAAACCAGACTGACGCCGATGATGAGCTGGTGACCGTCGCCTATAAGGTCCGGACCCGGTTCGGGAATGGAGCTGGGAAATCCGTGGCGAAGATCAGCATCATCTACGGACTGGAGCTTGCCGATGGGGTCAAGCCATACAAGGCCTGGCTGGAACCATCCGAGGCTATTGCCGGATCGGGTGTCGAAGTTGGCAAGACGAATTTTGCATTCACGTTCTTCAAGACAGTGCGCGAGTTGATCACCGTGACGCTGACCATCAATCCGATCCAGGTTGTGCCGGTGCATTACGCAAACCCTGCTCTGAGCCTCGGCTAATAGGATTTATCAATGACAACCAATGTTTTCGATACCGGGACGTACCCGGATCTTGCCAATGTGCATGACCGGTCGACGGATCGGCCGAACATTGACCGCGTCTATTTTGGCGAGGGTGACTTTGCGCAGGGCGCCGATATCAATGAGGCGTTTTCCATCGAGGAAAAGAAGCGCAGCGCGATTGGTGATCTGGTGGCCTCCGATGGCGACCGGCTGTCCGGTGCTGACATTGTCGTCAATGCCGACGCGGGAACCGTGCTGATCACGCAAGGGTCGATTTATCTGAAAGGTGCACCCCGCAGTGTTGACGCCCGAACGCTGACAGGCGTTGCGATGTCTGGCGATGTTTCACTGGGTGTGCGGGTTGTAACCTCGCCTGTGACTGCGGCTGATGACAGTATTTTCTACGGTCTGGTTTCCGGCACGGAAGGTTATGGCGAAGAAGGTGCGGTGCGCACCAATATGGCGATCACCTGGGCAACGGCGACGGACGGCGGGGAGGGCGATTTCTACTCCTACGCCATGCTGCGTGACGGTGCTGTCATTTCGCAGGACGCCCCGCCGACGCTGACCGGTGTGCAAAAGCAGATCGGCACCTATGATTATGATGCCCATGGCAATTATGTGGTGCGAGGCTGCGTTGTCACCGCGCTCGGCAAGACCGGTGCAGCGCAGGTGTTTTCCGTGGGTGCTGGCGTCTGCAATGTCCAGGGGACGAAAGTCACCCGAGGCAGCGACAACCGCCTGACCGTGGCGGAAGAACCCGATGTGGCATCGGTTAGCCTGGAAGGGCATACCTTTGCCAGCGGCGGCACGGGCACGGTCACCATTACCGTTCGCCGTCCGCCGATTGCGGCTATCGAAGATATCGTGATCACGCGGGAAAAAACCGTTTCGCTGACTAAAGGTGTCGGCGGCTCTTCCGACGCGCTGCCCGATACGGGCGTGGTCAGCATCATCAGCGTGGCGCAGCTCTCGACCACCTATGTGGTGGATACCGATTACATCCGATCCGGTGACAGTGTGAACTGGTCTCCCGCTGGCGCCGAGCCTGCGACCGGGTCGAGCTATCAGGTGACCTATCGCTATTATGACAATGTTGTGCCTGACAGCTTCACTTCGACCACGATTGTGGTTTCGGGCGGTGTCGATGGGACGGATATGTTCCTCGAATATTCCTACAAGTTGCCGCGCTATGACCGCATCCTGATTTCCTCCGATGGTTCTCTATCCTATCTCAAGGGTATCTCCTCGGTTGCCAATCCGCACGCGCCAGCAGAGCCGGAAGATGCCTTGTCGCTCTGCACCGTCCAGAATGATTGGTATGGCACGCCTGTTATCAACAATGATGCGACCCGGGCGATTGGTTACAAGCGGCTGAACTATCTTCAGGACAGGCTTTCCGAGGTGATCGACCTGGTGCTGATCGAGCGGCTGAAATCCGACGCCAATGCCCGCTCTGCCGGGCCGACGCTGGGGGTGTTTACCGATCCATTGTGGGATGACAGCTACCGGGATTTCGGGGTGGCCCAGACGGCGGCGGTGTTTGACGGATCGATGCAGTTGGCAATTGACGCCGATGTGCGGTCCGTTCGGCTGGCCGATTGGGGGCTGCTGGATTACAGCGAGGAAGTGGTTGTTTCGCAGGAGCTTTATACGGCTTGCGAAAAGATCAATCCCTACCAGAACTTCAACCCGGTCCCATTCGAAATCACCATTGACCCGTCGACGGACTATTGGACCGAAACCCAGACGGTTTCGCTTTCGGCGGTTACGCAGGTGTTTGGTTCCGGCAGCGAAAGCCGCGTCCGGTCCTCGACCGTGTCATCGACTACGACCAGCACGGTGATTGCCTATCTGCGCCAGATCGACATTGATTTCGAAATCACCGGCATGGGCGGCGGCGAGAACCTGTCGGGCCTCACCTTCGACGGTCTGGATGTGAACCCGGGCGGGATCGTCGCCGATGTGAATGGCAAGGCCACCGGCACGTTCCAGATCCCGGCCAATGTGTCGGCTGGAACCAAGAAGATCGAAGCGGTTGGTGGGGCAGGGCTTTCGGCGTCGGCGACCTTCCGGGGTGAGGGCCGGTTGGAAACGACGACGACGCAAACCACCACCGTCATCGAGCGATTTTCGACTGTGACCGTGACCCGTGAGCATGAGAGTGGCGGCCATAACAGTTCCGACCCGCAGGCGCAGAGCTACGCTTTGACCGAGGGGCGCTATATCACGTCGCTTGATGTGAAATTCTGCGCTATCGGCACCCGCTCCAAGCCTGTTGATATCGATTTCGTGGAAATGGAAAACGGCTTTCCGACCAATTCGGTGTTTGCCAACAAGCGGATCGATATGAATTCCGTTGCCACCGGGGACTGGACGAAAGCGGCGCTGGATTGCCCGGTTTACAATCCGGCCGATACTTATCTGGCCTTCAAGCTGCGCACCGACGATGCCAGCCATTCCATCGGGATCGCCACGCTTGGCGATTTCGATTCGGGCGCGCAGGCGTGGGTGACATCGCAGCCCTATACGATTGGCGACCGGTTTTCCGGGTCGAACAATGAAAGCTGGCTGCTGCATCCGTCCAGTGACATCAGTTTCAAGATGCGGGCCGCCGTGTTTTCGCCGATCACGAAAAGCATTGCCATCGGCGATTTCGTCGTGGCTGACGTGTCCGACATTCTGATCCGCTCCGATGTCATACTGCCGGAAAGCAGCTGTTCCGTGGTGTTTCAGGTGAAGGTGCCGAAGGTAACCGAAGGCGTCACGACCTATACGACCTACACGGTCTCCGTCGATCAGACGCTGGAGCTGGACTATTTCGCCACGGGAACGGTTACTATCACGGCTGTTCTGTCCGGCACGTCGAAGGTTTCGCCGCTGCTGAACAAGGATGTCACGGTGATTTTCGGAACCATGCGGGCAATGGGCGACTATGTCGGCCGCAGTTTTACGATGGGATCGGGTGTTGAGCTGGACGTTGTCTTCTCTGGCCTGCTGCCGAACGGGTCGACGGTGGCTGTCTCTGCGGATGCAAACAACGGCACGTTCGTTCCGGCCTCCCTATCGAAGGCCGAGGCCCTGGACGATGGCTGGGTGGAATACACCTATAAAATTGCCAGCCATGCCGCGCCGGACGGCGGGCGCCTTAAACTGGTGCTGACCGGTACGCCAGCGGCCCGCCCTGCCATTGCCGACCTGCGCGCCTGGACGTTTTGAGGGTAGAACATGACCGTCGATCTTGAGACCAGCAACCGAGACTACCCGCTGCCAAACATCGAAAACACCATGGCGCATGATGTTGCCAGGCTGATCAGCGCGCTGACGGCCATCGATGTGGATGTGGCCAGCATCTTGACGGCCCTGGCGCTGAAGGCCGCCATTGACAGCCCGGGCTTCAGCGGCAACCCTACGGCACCCACCCAGCCAGCTACTGCCAACAATGCCACGTTGGCAACGACAGCGCATGTGAAGGCGGCGCTTTCGCAGTTCTTGTCCGATGCGGAAGGGGCGATTGCCACCATTACCGAGTTGCAGGCAGCGCTTGGCGATGCGGATGCAGTGACGGGATTGACGGCGCTGATCAATACCCGTGCACCGCTGGACAGTGCCAATCTGACCGGGACACCGACGACAGTCACGCCGGACGCTGATGATAATTCGCAGAAGATCCCGACGACCGGATGGGTCCAGGCGATCAAGGCGACGATCCTTGGCGGCGTGGTGGCGGATGGTAATACCATGGCCAAGCTGTTTGCAGCGCTTGGCGGGGACAAGAACTTTGCCGCTTCTGTGGCATCCGATCTTTCCAACAAGGCGTCATTGGCAAGCCCGGCTTTTACCGGCAATCCGACCGCGCCGACGCAAACGGCGGGCAGCAGCAACACGAGGATCGCGAATACGTCCTTTGTCGCCACGGCTGTTTCGAATGCCATCGCCTCGATATCGTCTGCGATCTCGAATCTTTCCACCATGTATGCGCCGCTTGTCCGCAAGATTTCGGCGGGTGCTGGTATGTCGGGTGGTGGCGATCTGAGCGCGGACCGGACGATTTCACTTGGGGCTGCCAAGCCGATCAGCAACAGCACGACCGGGACAGTCGATAATACCGGCCACGATCATCCTCTTGGCTTCGTCGCCGCAGAAGTCTTTCAGGGTGGTGCAGTGAATGAAATCAACTTTCCGGTCGGGAGGGTTCTGCTGGTTTCAACCAATGGCGGGCTTCCGGTGCGCAATACGCAACAGGTGCCTTGTCTCAAGTCTGACAACTCATTCAGCTACGTGACCGCCAATGACAGCAAGGCCGGTGCGGTTCTCAGTGGCATATGGTTTTCCGCTGGTAACGCGGCGGGATCGAATATCTCGCTGGTGCAGAGGGCTGGATAATGTCGAAGCTGAGTTTTGCGCGACTGACTGCCGTGGACAGGACCACCGAAGACAAGGTCTACGTGGCCTCCATCATCTTTAAAACCGAAGATGGTGCGGAGGTTTCCGGCACCTATGGCAGCCGGCCCAGCGACACCTATGGAATGGCGGTTGAAGTCCGGGCTGCAATCACCGAATGGATCGCCGCCGGAAAATCTGTCGGCACCTGGAAGCCGTCCGCCTGACCTCTGACCCATCCGTTCCAGCCGCCTTTCTGGCGGCTTTTTTTATGGCCGTATTTGCCCGCTGGCCGGGGCTTATCAGCAATAGGAGCTTCGGTCATGACCGACCCGACATTTGGCATTACCATCAACCGAAGCGCCAACGAGGCGACGACGGCCTCGAAAGCGCAGATGAGCGTCGTTGGCATTTGCATGCCGATCGATAAGGCCGCCAGCGCGGATCAGACGGCGTTCAACACGGCGTTTCCGCTGAACACCTGCGTCAAGCTGAACAGCAATGACACCAGCATTCTGGCGCTCTGCGATCAGGATGGCGGCTTCATTGATGCGATTGAAGGCATCAACGATCAGCTTGGCAGCTACCAGACGGCGGCGACCCTGGTGGTTGTTCGTGTTGCCGAGGGTGTCGATGATGCAGCGACCATGGCCAACATCACCGGCACCTCGGTGGCAGGCACGGGCATCTTCGCATTTCTCGATGCCGGTCCGGATGTCGGCGTCTATCCCCGCCTGTTGATCTGCCCGGGCTTTACCAAAACCCACGCCGATGGCGCCGCCAACCCGGTGCTGGCTTCGTTGCCGACCGTGGCCAACCAGATCCTGGCGCAGGTGATTGCTGATGGGCCGGCCGGGCTGGACGATTTCACCGATTGGGTTGAGCAGCATGCAGGCATGCGGATCATTCCGGTTTCCGGTGGCGTCTATGCCACTGATAGCACCGGCGCGGACGTGTTGCGGCCGATGAGCCCGCGCGTGGCCGGTCTCTTCGTGCGGAGGGATTACGAGAACGACGGCTCGCCGTTCAAGTCCATTGCCAACCAGACGGTCTACGGCATTACCGGCGTCGAGAAGAACCTGCGGTTTTCGCTGACGGACGGCTCGACCGAGGGACAGCAGATCCTGGCGGTGCACGGCGGGATCATCGTGCGGGGCGAGAGCGGCGACGATTTCTCGATTTCCGATGGCGGCTATGTTTTCATCGGCACGGACAACCTGTCCGAGGAAAGCGTCTGGGACCAGTATCACAAGGTCCGTGGCCGCGACTTTGTCGAGCTGACCGTGCTGCGTACCGTGCGCTCCTACCTCGGCAAGTACAATCTGACGACACAGACCATCCAGTCTGTCGTCAACACCATTTCGACCATCCTTCAGAACCGGCAGTCAAATGGCGATATCCTCGGGTTTCGTGCGCGGTTCGACCCGGACAAGAACAATGCCAGCGACCTGCGCGCCGGGCATATCTACGTGGATATGCAGTTTGAGGAAGCCCCGGTCTTCAAGCGTCTGACCGTGGCCTCCCGGCCTTACGCGGCGGCGCTGGATGCCACCATCGATGAAATCTTGGCGGCACAGAACGCCTGACCGCTGGCGAGATAAGGAACACGCACATGGCTGAAAAACTGCTTATCCTCGAACAGGTCAACATCTTCGTCGGTGATGCTGACCCTGAGGACACCAACCACGTCAAGCTGCAAAGCCTTGGCCTGCCGACACTGGAGCGCGCCGCTGTCTCGCATCTGGGCGGCGGTGCGGTGATGAGCGTCAACTGGACGGTCGGCGCCTTCAACGCGCTGGAGCCCAGCTTCAAGCTGGCCGGCTTTACCGAGACATCCTATAAATATCTTGGGATCGGCAGCAGCGAGAGCCAGAAATTCACCGCCTATGGTGTGCTGCGCAACAAGCAGACCGGGGTGATTTCGCAGGCCAAGGCTGTGATCCAGGGCATTGTCGGCAAGGTAACGCCCGACAGCTTCGACCGGGCAAGCGCCTTTGGCCACGACCATGGCATCACGGAAGTGACTCATTACCAGCTCACCGTTGACGGCACGGAATGGTTCTATCTGGACTATTTCACCTCGACGGTGCGCCAGTTCGGCAATGATGAAACGCAGTCCGTCCGCGTGGCGCTGGGGATTGAATGATGGTGGAGCCGCGCCGCAACCGCAAGCCGGTCGATGATCCTTTGGGGCAGGCCCTGGCCGGGCCTGCACCCGCCGTGCCGGAAGTGCCCCCCGCGCCAAAGGCCACGATGGTCGACCTCGACGCCTTCACCACATCGGTAGGCGAGGTTTACAATTCGCCTGATGCGGATGACGAAGAGCGTGATCCGGTTGTCGTTTACGAGGACGAGCGTGCCGGATCACGGTCTTACACGCTGGTGCATAAGCCCAAGGTGGACGGCGTGTTGCTGTCCACCGTCACCATGCGGCTGCCGGAACAGCAGGATATCGATGATTTCTATTCCGGCGAAATCTCTGGCACCCGCGCCATGCTGGCCCGCCTGACCGGGCTGCATCCAGCCGTGATCAAGCGGCTGAAATGGCCGGACGCGGAGGCTGTGTTTCAGCTTTACCGCGATGTCGTGCCGTCCTTCATGATCGGGGAATGATCCGTTGAGCAAGTTGCAAGCCTCGCTGGTGGTCGATCTGGTCGACAAGACCGGCGCGAAGACATCGGCTGTTATTGGCAATATGAATCGGCTGAAGCGAGCCGAGCGCGATTACATGTTGGCTGACAAGGGTCTTCGGCTGTCTAATAAAGACAAGGCAATGGAACGCTTGCTAACGGAACGCCATATGGCTTCCGAAAAGAGAATGGCAAGAATGGCCATGATGGGCCGGACAGTCAGCGCTGTTGCTTTGGTGGCGGGTGCGGCCGCGACGAAATCTTATCTGGATTTCGCCTCCAGCGAAGACAAGGTGAACCGTATCCTGATCAATGCCAACAAGGGATTCGGTGATCTGTCGCCGGCGATGCGGGATGTGCAGCGGGTGGCAAACCAGACAGCATTGAGCGTCGGGAATGTTACCGGCGGTCTGGAAAGCCTTGTGTCGGCTGGCCAGCCAATGGAAAAGGCGCTGGCCTTCCTGCCATCCGTTGCAAGGACAGCCCAAGCATCAAACTCCGCTGTGAGCGATATTGCAAATACCGCCGATGCCATGTCGAATTCGTTTGGTATCAGCGCGGGGCAAATGGAGAAGGCTTTCGATATTCTGGTTGAGGGCGGTAATGCCGGGAAATTCGAGCTGAAGGATATGTCGCAATACCTGCCAAAGCTGCTGCCAGCGTTCGCGACGATTGGTTACAAGGGTGAAGAGGGCTTGGCCAAAGTTGTCGCCATGCTCCAGATGGTTCGGCAACAGACGGGAAGCAGTGAGCAGGCTGCAACGGCATTGGGCAATGTCGTTCAGAAAATGTATTCCAATGAAACGGCGAATAAGTTCAAGAGATTCGGCATTGACCTTCCAAAGTCTTTGGACAAGGCCAAGAAGGAAGGCAAGGATGTGATGGATACCCTTGTCGATATGTCCATCATTGCGACCAAGGGCGATCTTTCGAAGCTCCCATTGATATTCGAAGACACTCAGGCGCAGGATGGTATGCGTGCATTGATCCAGTTGCGCATGGGAACCAAGCAGTTGACGACGGCACTTTATGGTGCGTCTGGCGCCGTTGAGCGAGGCTTGAACCAGGCGCTCCAAGCCAGTCAGCAGAAGATCCAGAAGATGTCAAATCTCTGGGATGCATTGATGACCAAGGTGGGCGGCGGCGTGGCGACGGTCGTGAACCCAGCTCTGGAAAAGATCACCAACACATTGGATGAAAGGGCGGATGAAGCGGCTGGGGTGCAGGGGCAGTCCCTTAGCTACAATGATTTGCAGCAGCGGCAATTGGAGTTCTTCAAGCAGTATGGCGAGAAAAACCCCGGCGCGTCGGTCATGGATAAAAACACAGCCTTCCGCAAGGCTCTTGCCCAGATGGGGCGCGGCGAAATCAAGGATGTGATGGATTTCTTCAACCCGCCAGCCAGCAAGGAACCGCAGGTTTGGGGGCCTTCGGGCCGTGGCACCCCGCAGCCGTGGGAGAAAGTTCCGATACCAGCGGAAAACCCGAGATCAGATGCCTATAACCGCCGTATGTATGGTGAGGGCCAATTGGCGGCACAAAGGGCAATGCGGGATGCTGTGCCTTCCATGCCGACTGAATTCAGGGATGCTCAGGATGCGCTGAATGCATCGCTGACGGGCACGAATGGATCGCCCAACATCGGCGCCGTGCTGTCTGACAAAATCGCCGAGGGTGGCGACAAGGCTGCTACGGCAATGCAAAGTCAGGCGAACACCATCGGATCGGCTATCGGGGCGGCTTTTCTTTCGAAGGTATCCGGCGCACTGGGTTCATTCATGGCCAATCCGGGCGGTGGGCAGCCACGCAGCACGGGGCAGGCGGTGCAGCAGCAGTCTAACGGGCAGTTTATCGATGCGCCATAGGAGACTATCATGTGGATTTTGAAATGGGACTATGTATTCAGCCTGAAGCGGCTACAAGCGGTTAATGCATAAGATCGGGTATTTGATCCCCGGCCTTTTTGATTGATCGAGCAAGGAGCCAAAGGGCATCACTTTTAGTAAAACCCTTTACTCTTTTCCGTCACTCTCCCGTTTCTTCTTGGAATGAGCTTGGACGAGATTGTATTTTACGATGTCAATCTGCCGGATGATCGATTGGAGGTCGTCTTGTTCCATCTCTGGAAGAGACGCAAACGAGTTTTCGAGGCGGTGGATAATCTCAGCATTCAGGCTGCGATTATTTCTCGCCGCCTCATCTTTGAGGCGGTCTCTCAAGCCATCGGGGAAACGAAGGACGTATTTGTCTTGGTCTTGTGGAGTGCGATCAACCATAAAAGGCTATGAGCCATAAAATATCGCTTGACGCAAGCGCGGCTATGAGCCACGTTTACATTGTGGCTATGAGCCATTAAATCGGAAAGAACTATGAAGCAGACCGACGACAAACTCATTATCCGCCTCCCGGATGGCCTTCGCGAGATCATCAAGAGGGTAGCAGCTGAGAACGAGCGGACCATGAATGCCGAGGTTGTCTATCACCTCAAGCGCGCTTACAGCGACGAAAATGAAAAGAGCGGGAAAAAGGCCTCGTAAACCTTCCCGCTCTTTCTGATACGTAAACAATCCTAGAAAGGATCATCAACATGCGGAAGCATGATAGCAAAACCGTGCCCGGTTTGGCAAGCCACCAGCAACCTTCAATAAAACCCGAGCCTTTGGTCTGTCTACTCGCGGATGTCGAGGGCAAGATCTTATCTATTCAGCGTATCGTCTGCGCGATCAACGATCTGCTGGTGATCGAAGACCCTGAAACAACATATCGCCGCAACAAATCTGCGCTGGAGCTTGCATGGTATCTAGAAGGCCTGGTAGGCGATGCGGAAAAGTATCTTCTCACCGTAATCGAAACGCAGGAACGAAATGAGTCCCGAGAAGGAGGGCTCATATCATGACCGTGATGGATATTCGCCATGAAAAATCGAAATTCAGCAGATCGCGGCGGACGTTTTTGAAAAGACTTTGGCTGGCCGGCGCGGTGCTTTCCTTGTCTGCCCCATCATCTGCCAAGCGCGTTCTTCCGGTGGAAGACCGTGTCACTGAGGCTTTGCAGGACGTCCACTGCCTGCTGGCGGAAATGTATGGTGGAACATGGATTGTGACCAGAGATAATGATTTCGTTCTGTTCCGTTGCCTTCCTCAGCCAAATGGAGTTTCAGAATGAGCGGGTTTCTCACCTTTGATTTTGAAAACCAGGCTGTGCGGGCCTTCGAGCATGACGGGCAAGAATGGTTTGTGGCGGTTGATGTATGTAGATGCCTTAGGTTGGAGAACAGTCGCCAGGCACTGACAAGACTGTCTGATGACGAAAAGAGGTCCTGCAATCTGAATACACTTACCGACAGTAAGGGTATTATTTTCAATGCCATCAATGATAGCGATGGCATTCGTGCAGGCAACCCGAATGCCACTATCGTCAACGAACCTGGCCTTTACCGATTAATCTTCACCAGCACCAAGCCTGAGGCCGAACGCCTGAAGCGGTTTGTTTTCCATGAGGTTTTGCCAGCTTTGCGCCATACCGGGTGCTTCGCCCCTGAGCCGGTGATCGACTGGGAGATTGCTCGTGAGCAGCTTTCCTTGGTGCGTGAGGCACGTCTCGCGCATGGCAAGGAAGCGGCAGCGGCATTGTGGCGGGAACTGGGCCTGCCGATGCCGAAGGATGAGACGTCGGATAAAGAGCGCAGGCAGGCCCAGGGGCTAATGAAATATGTCTACGATTTCATTGATGAATGCATGGTGTTCGATCAGAAGGCTGAGGTCACCGGCAAGGAGGTTTATCAGCGTTATCAGCAGTGGTCTGCAACGAACAATGCGCCATATATCATGAACTCTTCATTTGGGCGGTTTCTGATCCGTGCGGGCATCGTGAAGCGGCATGTCAGCACTGGATCGCGTTATATTGGTGTGCGTCTAAAGCACCACATCCAGATCACCGATCAATCGTCCTAGCCTTATAGAAAGGCGAATCATGAAGATGGATTTTTTGGCTTTGCAGGCGTCGGCCCTGCGCGATCAGATGCAGATGATGGGAGTAGCAGCATGACCACGGAAACCATGGAAAAGACAGAAGTGCAGCCGGTCGTGTTTGTGAAGGCTGGCGCGGTGTTTGCGAGCAGCGTCGATGTGGCGGAATTTTTCGAAAAAGAGCACCGTGAAGTTCTTCGGGCAATAGACAATCTATTTGAAATTGCCCCTGATGTATGTTCGTGCAATTTTGCACCATCATCGAGAGAAGTAAAAATGCCCAATGGTGGCGCTCGCGACTTTCGGGCGTTCGATATGAACCGCGATGGCTTTACGCTTTTAGTGATGGGGTTCACTGGGCCTAAGGCGGTGAAATTCAAACTTGATTATATAGCCGCTTTCAATGCCATGGAAACTGAACTCCTCGCTCAAGCTAAGCGGGTCCAGCCGCATCCGGCTGACGATCACCTTCCTCGGGGCCGCGACCGTAAGGCTTGGGGCATTCATATCCAGAAGATCAACTCGGTGGCACGATACGTCGGTATGATCAACCAGGTCTATGGACCCGAGGCCGCAAGGGCGCTTTTGGAAGCCGACAGAGATTTGCCGAACGTGTCAAACAAGGCCCTTTCGGTGCTGTGTGGATCGCCGGAAGACGATCCGGTCGGTTGCTTCTTTCACCTGATGCGGGCAGCAGCCGGCAACGGCCGCACTCTCGGTGAGCGTGTCTACGCCGCGTTCAGCGACCCAGTGGAAATGGGCAAGGTCAAGAGCTTCGGCATTCTGGTCGGGCCGGCCAGTGACAGCAACTTCATTGCCATTGCCACCCGGCATGAATTTCTGGCTCGGCATTTTGCCGATACCCAATGGACCGGAGCATGGGATGTTGCTTTCGGTCTGTTGAGCGGGGCGAAAGCTTCGAAACGAACCTTGCAATTCGGCATGGTCAAGTCCCGTGCGGTGATGGTGCCGCGCGCCGAGGTGATCAAATTGCTCAACAAGAGCGGCTGAAAACCTGAAAAAACCTGAAATTTGCACCCTGCCGGGTCTCTCGGCGGGGCGCTCGTGTTTGTGGCCAGCCTAAGGCAGGATGATGCTTTATCAAATCGGTGTCGTAACCTTCGATCTCAAGTTCAACCTCGATGGGGTTTCGCGCGAGACGACGGCGGATTTTGTTGACAAGCCAGTGATTGGTGCGCGCCCGCCGCTGGAAGCCATGGGCGAGGGGCCGGAGCAGATGACCCTTGCCGGTCGGTTGTTTCCCGACAAGCTCGGTGGCCTGTCCAACCTGAAGACCTTGCAAACCCTGCTGAAAAACCAGGTGCCGCAACTGGTGCTGCGCGGCGATGGCGAGGTGATGGGCTGGTTTGTCATCACCCGCATTACCGAGGGGCACACCTATCTGAATACCAAGGGTGTCGGCCAGGTGATCGATATGCAAATCGAGCTGAAAAAGTCCGATGCACCGGACGGCGAAAGTTACTTCTCGACTTTGTGGGAGCTGGTGTCTTGAGCGATACGGAAACCATCATCGTTGGCCGCGACGGTCTGACCTTATCTGGCGTGCTGGCCCGACATTACCGTGCGGTGGTCACGGGTGCCTGCGAACAGGTCTGGTCGCTCAACCAGGATCTTGCCCGCAAGGGTGCGGAAGTCCCGCGCGGGACGGTGCTGACCGTGCCGACCAAGGATGCCTTGTCGACCGACACGACCGACAGCAAAGTTACAGGCCTGTTCGACTGATGGCAAAAGCGCATTTTCTGGTTTCAGTTGACGGGCGGGTGGTGACGAAAAACTTCCTGCCCGTCTTGCTGTCCGCCTCGATCACCAAGGGCGTCGACAAGACGGCGGATGCGGCGCAGTTCGACCTCGACGACAGCGGCGGCACGCTGCGCTGGCCGCAGACGGGGCAGAAAGTGCATGTTGAGCTGGGCCGAGAAAATGGCGCGATCCGCACATTCGACGGTGAAGTGGATACGGCCAGTTGGTCCCTAAACCGGGGTTCCGGTTCGGTGCTTTCGGTAACGGCCCGGTCTGTTTCGTTGAAAGGCAAGGCAAAGGCTAGCAAGGAAAAGCATTGGGATAGCAAACCCTTGAAGTCCGTTCTTCAGGATGCAGGTGAAGATGCGGGTATCTCGGTTTCTGTCCATGCGGATTATGCCGATACGGTTCTGGACTGGGAGGCGATGGATGCGGAAAGCTTCATTGCCTTTGGCGAGCGGCTGGCGCGCGAGCATGGCGCAATCTTCCGGATTTCCGGCACATCCGCCGTGTTTGTACCCTACGGCAAGGGTGTGACCGGGGCCGATCTTTCGGCCTTTACCGTCACGCGGTCAATCCTGCTTTCGGCGTCGGGCTTCGCCCCGGTCACGGATCGCCCGCGTATCAAACAGAAGGTCGAGACTTATTACGATCTCGACAAGGCTTCGCGGCTGGCGGCGCAATATGCCAGTGGCGACACGGTGGACGCGGATCTGCAATCCGGGTTTTCCACCTCATCAAAGGACCATGCTGATCGCAGGGCGAAGTCCGGCGCCAGGAAGGCTGCCCGTGACAAGGCCGAAGGATCGGTTGTCATCAATGGCGATGCCACGCCGCAGCCGGGCGGCAAATGCATTCTCTCCGGCCTGCGGGCCGGGGTGGATGGCACCTATACGATCAAGAGTGTGACAGACGAGCTTTCCCGCTCTTCCGGCTACACGACCTCGATCAGCCTGAGCGAACCGCAGGGCAAGGCCGGCCAGGATAGCCGCTAGATTTTAACGAACATAAGGAAACGATCATGGATCGCGAAGAACTCTTCGTGGGTGGCGGTGTGCCATGCGCAAATTAAGGCCTGTCGAAAATTGGCGAATGGTTCTGGCTCGGGCTTGGTCTGTCCGCTTCACGGCTGCCGCTGGACTGATTTTTGTCATCCAGCCTGTTGTCGACGCTCTTGTCGATGGTGCCTACGGCCTTGAGGCGTGGGTCAATCTCACTCTGCGCGCACTCCAAGGACTGCTGACTTTTGCTGCGATATGGGCGCGCGTCGTTGCCCAGAAAGGATTGTCCGATGCCGATCAATAAAATCAAACCGACGAAGAGGGCATCAATTGTGATTGCTGGTATCGTCGCCATTGCGACCGGTGGCGTTGTTTCCGTCTTCGGTGGCTATTCTGTCCCCGACGACGTTGCCCTTGCCGTCAAGATCATCCAGCCTTGGGAAGGTCGGTCGCTTAAGGCCTATTACGACACGATAGCGCGCCCTCCGGTCTGGACCATTTGCGACGGTGATACCGATAAAGTCAGCCCTGGAATGGTTGAGACCCAAGAAGGCTGCAACAAGCGGCTTGTCGTGAAGCTGGTCAAGGATTACCGGGCTCCGGTTGCTAAATGCGTGGGAGACTGGGACAGGAAGCCGCTTTCCTGGCGGGCCACCATGCTGACATTGTCGTGGAATGTCGGTGTTGGAGCAACGTGCAATTCGACTGCCGTTCGTCTCGCGAAGGTGGGTAAATTCCGGGAAAGCTGCGAAGCGGCCACTGCGTTCAATCGCGCCGGTGGCAAGGTGATCACCGGTCTCGTTAACCGCAGGGAAATGGGTGACGCCAATCGGATAGGCGAAGCCGAACTTTGTGTAAGTGGTCTGTGATATGGCTGCGATCAGCAAGAAACTCAGATCCATCGAAGGTGGGCGCCTCGGCTTCATGTGCCCTGGCTGCAATGGATTGCACCAGGTTGCCGTTGGCCATGGACCGGGGCCGCGTTGGCAATGGAATGGCGATAAAGATCGACCAACCTTCTCGCCATCCATTCTCGTGACATGGAAAGAGCCAAGTGACAACCCGGATGAATTTGACGACGAAACCAAGGATATTCCTAAGGTTTGTCACTCGTTTGTAGGTAGCGGGAAAATTCAGTTTCTCGGTGATTGTACCCATGCGTTGGTGGGGCAGACGGTCGAAATTCCAGATTTGCCAGCGCGGGGTGAAGAATGACCATCGCCCTCACAATCCTCAAAGCCATCGGCTGGCGCGGCCTGGTGCTGATCGGCGCGCTAGCCGCGCTGATCGCCTGGCACCTGCATGGCATTTCCGCCGCAAAGGAATCTGGCCGCGTCGAAGTCCGCCAGCAATGGGCCGAGGCGCAGCGCCGGGCGGACCTGAAACAGATTGCCAAGGTTGAGGCGCAGCAAAAGCAGATCAATGCCGCCGACGCGGCCTTGGTCACCACCATCGCCGCGCATGTCGGGCAGGTTGCTGGATTGGAAGCAGCGCTTGCAGACGAAAGGAAAAGAAAGAATGCGAAACCCAATGCTGCTGCTGGCGTTGCTGCCTGCGGTCCTATCCCTGACGGGGTGCGGAACGCGCTCAATGCAATCGGCGCCGCCAAGCCATGACCGCAGGCCGAACGTATCGGCCGCCGTGATGGCCGAGTGTCCCAATCTGACTTTCATCCCGGCCGATGTTGACCGGGATGACGAATACCGGCTGTGGGGCCAGGACAGAAAGGCTCTGGCGGATTGCCGTGCCTTGAATGCTGCCAAGGCGGCGATAATCAATTCATTGCAGGGGACGTAGGGGCTGATGGCGACAGGAGAACAGGACGTGGCAGCCAGCACCAATTTGTTCGACCCGATGGCGTCCTGGGCAAGGTTGAGCGAGCGCGTCGAAAACCAGGGCAAGGACATTGTCGATCTCAGATCGAACATGAACACCGGGTTCCAGAGCGTGCAATCCTCGATCAACGCTTTGTCGAATGAATTGCGCAGCTCCAGCAAGACACAGTGGCCGGTGATCTGGGCAGCGGCTGGCGTCTGTTTCGGGATTATCGTTGCGCTCGGCTCGCAAGCTCTTAGCCCGATCAAGGAGGCGGTTTCCGAAACCAAGACGGATTTGCGCGTCACGGCGCAAAATTCCCTGTCGGTTGCGGCTTTTACGGATTTCAAGGCGACCTATGAAAACAACAGGGTCGTTTCCCGTAATGACCTGATCGACAAATTCGGCCAGGTGAATTCGCAGCTCGAAACCATCCGTAAGGACCAGGTGCCTCGGGCAGAGCTGGAACGGGCCTGGCAATCGGAAGATCAGCAGCGCGCGCAGATGCAAAAGCAGATCGATGAACTGAAGCAGGGACAGGCCACCACCTATAGCGCCCGCGACCTGCTGCTGGATATGCGCGACCGGCAGGACCGCTTCGAGCGCCAGCTTTACGGCCAGCGCCCGCCGAGCTGACTACCCGGCCTGATCGGGCAGCCACAGCAACGTAATTCGACAATTCAAACCCTTGATGGAACCGCCAGATCTGGCGGCGAAAGGATTTCCCATGGCCCTGAAAGATGGTGCGGTCTTGTGTCAGGCATCGCAATGGACACTGATCGCCGGCGGCGTGCTGAATATTCTCGTCAACCTGCCAAAGACCGGCACGCTCTACATCCGTCGTGTGGAGGCTGGATCGGGCGAGCCAGACGTTGCGCCGGACCCGGATGCCTCGGCCAGTGATGCCAGCTTCCACTTCATGACCATGACTGCCTTGAAGCCCTACGCCGCCAGCTTCACCGAGGCCTGCGATGTCTATGGCTATCCGGAGGGCGACAGCGCCCTGCGGATCGAAATGCAGGGTGATTGACCCATGTCCCTGCATTTTGGCCGACCCGGCCTGTCGCTGGGCTCTCTCTGTTCCTGGACGCCTGTCGCGCCCACCGAAGACCTGCCTGATGGCATGGGCTGGGTCGTGCGCACCGGTTCCACCGAACTTTACCTGATTGATCGCAACGGGGCCTACGTTTACGCGCCCCTGGAGGCTGAAGCATGAGCAAGGTCCAGAGCAAAAACGCATTTCTGTATGACCTCAATGGTGACGCCGGCGAGCTGAAAATCGCCTTGCGCGAAGCTATGGAGCTTGGCAGCGCGGCTGATCTGGATGCATCCGAATTCGCATCCGCGGGGCAGGGGGATAAGGCCGACACGGCAATCCAGCCCGCCGCATTGGCCGCGACGGTAACGGAGGTGATCAACCGCGCGAACCACACCGGCGAGCAGGCGATGGCCACGATTACCGGATTGATCGCTGCGCTGGCCAGCAAAGCCACGCCAGCTGATATCTCGGCTGCCATTGCCGCGCTGGTCAATAGTTCGCCTGCGGCGCTCGATACGCTGAATGAGCTTGCCACGGCGCTTGGCAACGACCCGAATTTTGCAACGACCATGACAACGTCGCTTGGCAACCGGCTGCGGGTGGATACAGCAGCGCAGGGATTGACCGCGGATCAGAAGGCTAATGGTCGCGCAAACCTCGACATCAAATCAGCAGCGCTTCAAGAGGCCTCGTTTTTTGCGCCGGCGCTGGCGTTGCGTGGATCGTACAACCTGGCGCAAGCCTCCGGCGCTGGAGCTGGTGACGCGGCTGCCGACACGGCGGCATTTGCGGCGGCAATCACGGGTGGATATGGCAAGATCATTATTCCCCGTGTTGGCAGCGTTTGGCAATTTAACCCGACCACGGTCAATGCGGCGCTGGAAACTCGACGAAATGGGTCTAGTGTGTATGAATTAGACATCGAAGGTCGGGGAATGCCTGAGATACGGGCGTCGGCGGTCGGTACATATCTGTTTAATATTCTGGCCGGATCAATGGAGGTGTCTGGTCTCCGGTTTACAGATGGGGCAGGCCGGTTGCAGTCATTTATGAATCTGAACAAGACGACACCATATCGATTGTCCGTCCATGACATTGAAGTGCACACCACTGCGAAAGGAATCCGCGTCGAAGCTCTGTCGAAAGCGGTTATTTCTAAAATTTACGGGATTGATGTGCCTCTCCTGATTCATAGGCCGGCAGTGGAGAGTACGATATGCGTGGACGCGACTTTTGAAAACATTAGCGGCGATAATTCCAAGATCCTGTTCCAGGGCACGGGTGAAATTGTAACTGAAGGTGTCACTTTCCGAGAGATCCGCCTCACAACTAATGCAGGGGATTCCTTTACGATTGAACAATCTCTTGCCTGCCAGATCGTCAATTGTATGTTGGATGGTCAGTATTCTCCAAGCGAGACGGTTGGTGCGGGCGGCATGGGTCTCGTTTTAGGGTCCGCTGCTGGCGGCGCCAACGTCGGTCTTAGCATCAAGGATACATGGCTTGGTGCGGGAAAAAATGCCAAGGCACATATGTACTCAGTGCCGGGTTCAAACAATGCCGCGATTATGATTGATGGCATTACTTGTGGTGCACAAGATGGGGCAGTTGGAACAATTCCGTCTCGATTGAATCTTACCGGGATCAATGGCTTACGTGTGGGCACTGTCAAGTCTACAGGGGCGGCACCAACCACTGATGTGTTTACTAACTCAAGTGAGATGCCCCGCGATTTCTTGCCAGCCATTCCTGTGGCGATCAGTCAAGCCACTGGAATTGCCGTAGAGTCTGGGGCCATCACAGCTGCATCAGGGACCGTTAATTATCGCAAGTCCGATGGTGTGGTTTATGTTGATGGTACCGTCACGATCACGACAGCGGGCACGGGCAACGGTATCTTGATCTTGTCTCCTACTGGCCTCCCGGCGCCCGCGTTTGTTGACGCGATCATTCCATGTTTCTTATCTACGGGCGCTTCGGGCCGGGCAACTGTATCATCTGGCGGCTCTTTACTTCTGGTGTCCAGCTCAGGTGCCTCGGTCATTGCTTCGGGCACAACAATAAAGTTCAACGGTTGCTACAGGGCGGCTTAAGATCAACACAAAAAAGGAATACCTACGTGATCGTTGTTTATGGTGCTCTTGGGAAGATTGGCGCTATCGTCGTGGCGGAACTTCTGCGCTCTCGACAAGAGGTCTTGCCCGTCGATATCGGACTAAATCAAGACCACGACCTTATCGAAGATTGCACTTTGATATGGTGCGCAACCTCGCCGCCGCCTCACGAGACGATGAAACCTTTTGCTGATGACGCGCTTGCGTTCATAAACGTTCTGTCGGCGAGTTGGCAGCGGGTCATTTTTACCAGCTCATTCGGGATCGAAGATGGTAATGGCGTCCGGGCGATCAATCCTTACGCTGCCTGCAAGATTGCTTCAGAGGCTTTTCTCGAAGCATGGTGTCGCGGGGATAATAGAAGATCAGGGATATCAATCCGCATGGGTGGTTTCGGTCCACTCACGCCGCCAGGAAGCCCAGTGGTTATGTCAGAGCTAGAGGTAGTGCAGTGTTATATTAAAGCGTTGACGATGCCACATGGGTTCCATGTTCAGCGGCCGCTTGTTGAGCGGTCGGCGGGTTAATGATTGCTGCGGCTAACGCCTTATCAAACGGAGCAGAGATGCCTTCACTCCGGACGGCTTGGTCATGATTTCTGTCTGTTGCGCCGTCTTACTTAATGCATCTAAGTGCAGAAACTCTCCTATCCACTGGTTACGTAGTATCTTTAATTGAGCCTCAGACCTATCGAGTTTTTGGAGCGCTTCGTTAAAAGCTGCCGCATCCAAGTACCCAAAGCCCCACTCCTAAAGACGCTTGATTGCGCCGTGCGGTGGAACATAATGCTGTGATTTCAAAAGGAAAGGGGAGGGGCTCGCAAAATAGCAACCCTACCTTTGAGTAGATTTAAACGATAGACGATCGGCGACGCAATCGCTGCGTTAGGGTGTCTTGGGACCCGGCTTACTTCCAGCAACTGGTTTGGTCGGGATTTTTTCAGCCGGAGTAGCGTTGCAGCCCTTGCTTCGCATGGCCGATTCCATTGCGTTTATCTTGCCCTTGGTCACTGCAACTTGCCCTTCTTTGTCCCCGCCAAAGGTGCTTGATACGGGTACGCCGAGAAGGAAGACGCCGAGAGCATCGCCATTTGCAGCATCATTTTGTTGTTTCGATATAGCAGCGAGATGGCCCTGCTCTTTCAGCGTTTCCTGGGCAATCGCCTGACAGTCCATGTTCGTATAGGCAGCCATCGGAATGTCTACAGGAACAATTGCATCAGGACGTTTTGCACAACTGGAAATGGCCGCCAAAACGACCAAGGCAACATATTTAACTCTCATGACAGCCCCCTAACTTAATCCCCGTGTATGAGTAATCACTTATCGCGGATAAGTGGAAGGGGGCGACGTGGGGTTTTCCCGGTTTGTGTAAGGTTTGAAGATCGCAACAGGTGCATCTGCCGGCTTAGGTTCGATAATAATTTCTTCGAAACAACCTGGAAATACATATGAATTTTAAACTGCAATTTTTTGGATGTATATTGTCGTATATCCTGTCGTCGTGCGACTAAGTTCAATTGGTATGTGACCAATACCACTATTGATTCAGGGATGTTTTCATCAATCGTTTTGTTATCCTTCGACCATTGGTTGGGGATATAAATATGAACAAAATTATTGCTGAGCATTTGAACGTGGCAAAACAGTTGGCGGAAAGGGAAGGTGAAATATTCCTATCGTACCTGATAAGTATGGCTCAAATGGAAAACGATCCAGACGGGCGATTGCTGGCAACAAGAACTTGCGAGGCGCGGAAGACCTTGAATTTGTCGCTGCCGAGTTAAGGCGGGTTCTGGCCATCGCCGAGGCAGAGGGCAAGGTGATGCTGGCCTACCTCTTGTCTCGGGCAATTGAAGAGGCGGACAGCGAATTACGAGATCGGGCAGTGCCTCGCTCCGAAACTTAGACAAAAGGCCGGAAGAGTGATCTTCCGGCCTTTTTTATAGCGCAGGGCAACGTTTATGGAGCGCGCAGATTTTCTGCCGGATCTGCGTGAGCGGTTGGATCGCATTGAAAGAGGTCGAACAGGGCAGTAGCCTTAAGAAGGGCGTCTGCATGTCCAGGTAAATCCGGCCAATATATTCTTCGCCGTCATAACCAACATAATCATCCGCCGAATTTGGCTCATCGGGCCAAGTTCGCCGCCACCGATATTTCTTTTTCCATGTCATGATCAAGAAACAAGTAACGCCCGCCGATAGTTCAATTCGCCGTTCCCAGCATGGCTTGTACAAACTTATCTTTCTCTGCCGCCTGTGCGGGCGAATTCCCTCTGGCAAATATGAGCGTCCTCCAGGCGTCGCGTCCTTTGACCACGACAGTCACTTCAACAATGCGGTCAGTGTATTTTACAGATTTTCCCGTCGCCCTGAAGGCTGACATGCCTTCGATAGTGACGGGCCTCCACTGCGAGTCGAGGCTGACATCCGGGGCGACAGCCAACTTCAGCGCATCGGCATAGGCGGCGACCGTCGCCCCGCCAGATGGAAACTGCTCGTAGCCAAAGATTGCCTCGACAAGCAATTCGTTGGAGGCGAAGTAAAACACCCGCCCGCTGTTGATCTTCACCTCCTGTGCCTGCCAGGTCTTCCCGATGGTAGCCGTCTTATTCGTAACTGGGTTCATCCAGGTCTGTTTGGTGTTGAGATTTGTCTCGGCCTTCTGATCTTCAGTCCCCAGGATAATATTACCCGTGAACAGGGCTGCGACGACGACGATCCCCGCGGCCAGACGCACTTTCGATGGATTGGCGATGATTTCAGGATTGCCTTCATCGTAGCTGGCGACGTTGCCTTCTGCAAGAAGACGATATTGGCGGATTTGAGTAAAGAGCACGACGAAAGGGATGCCAAGCCCAAGACCTTGAGTCCAAACCTTGAACTCTCTGGAAAGGAAGAAAGTAATCCGATTCCGGCCCTGGGGGACAGGCACTCGCACGCCGACAATGGCCTTCCCAGGTGTGGTGCCGACGACAATCATAAAAAAAGCAAGGAATATGGCGATGAGCGGAAGCAATAGGATCCTGAAAAGGAGGTCATTCAT